GGAAGATATTTTAACCTACGGTTATAGCTTCTAAAATATAGTTCTTGACACAAGGTCAAAATTCCGTTATAATATATCTATATTATGGAAATAAGCTAATGAGTGACAGATTTTATACGCAACAGCTAGAAGCCACAGGTTGGTGTCCTGGCTACCGCAATACTCTAACTCTTAGTGAATTTGAATCAAAATTTGGTAAAACAAAAAGGAGAAAAAGAATGGCTTGGACAGATGAAGCTAAAGCTCAAGCAGTAGAGATGTATACTGCGGAAGAACCAACTCCAGACAACAGTATGGAAGTTGTAAAGATGATTGCTGAAGAATTAGGCGAGAGCCCAAATGGTGTCAGAATGATTCTAACAAAAGCTGGTGTATATGTAAAGAAAACTCCAGCTGCAAAAAGCAGTGGTGGAACTGGCGGTGGCAGAGTAAATGTCGCAGCTGCTCAAGACGAGTTAGCAAAAGCTATCTCAGATATGGGTAAAGAAGCCGATACTGCAATCATAAGTAAGCTAACAGGTAAAGCTGCTATGTATTTTGCAACACTAATTAACGAACTTAACGATTAATTACCCCTGAATCTTGGGGAGGGCAACCTCCCTGAGTATTTTTGTATCTAACAGAAATAGCTCGTAAGAACCTTACCATTGATAGGACGCTAATAGATATTAACCACCTACAAGGAAAGAATGAAAAAGGACGATTTTGTTAGAAAACTAGACGATGCAGGTGATGCAATCGTCACCTACAGAAGTCAAAACAGTCGTAGACTAAAGTATAATGTCTGCACTAGTGACTTCGACAATAAATATATACAATCAAAAAAGAATCGAGCTAAGCCGAATCCAAGACAAGTTCTCTTGTTTTGTTGGGATACTGATTCTTACAGATTATTACAACCTGACAATGTAACTTCTATCGTGCCTTTAGCAGCTATACTAAAAAATGATAGAACTACATAACGAAACACCTGTCTACGAAAAGGTTATTCATTATAACGAAGAAAAGAATGAAAAAGTTTATGTTATGATAAACAATTTTCGTGGCACAGAGTATCTACACATAAGGAAGTATTATCAAGACTTTGATGAAGAATGGAAACCTACAAGGGAGGGCATTGCCTTACCTATTGATTTGGATAACACTAGAGAACTTTTTGACGCATTAGTTGAGATTCTTTCCATATCAGAAGTCAAAGGAGTATTAGAAACACATTTCAAAGAAATACTCGATAAGATTTATTTATAGTATCAAAAAATAATACTTGACACGAACCCAAAAATTCTGTATAATATACTTATGAATAAAACAGAATACCTAGAATATTGTAATCAGATGTATGCAGAAGGTAATCCTATATTGCCTGACGAAGTATACGATAGACTAGTAGAAAATACCGAACTTGAAAGTAAGGTCGGATATGATTCCACAGAAGAACGATTTCAACATCCCTACCCAATGTATTCATTACAGAAAGTCTTTGTCGGAGAAGATAAAGAACCAGATTGGGAAATCAAACAACCACATATAATGACTGCCAAGTTGGACGGTGCAGCCGTGTCTATAACTTATATAGATGGCGTACTGACACAGGCGTTGACTCGTGGTGATGGTAAAGCAGGGCTAGATATTACTGATAAAATGAGATGTATAGTACCAGAACGATTGGATAATCTTTATGGGGTAAGACAAATTACTGGAGAAGTAGTTGCTCCCAAAAGTATTCCTAACGCTAGAAATTATGCGAGTGGTGCTTTGAATCTCAAAGATATAGAAGAATTTAAATCCAGAGATGTAACTTTCATAGCGTATGGTGTTCAGCCATATCCAACCGATAGTTGGGTAGAAGATATGAGAGAACTTGTACATAATGGATTTTCAACTGTCACACAAAGTGATTACAGCATGTTCCCTCAGGACGGTAAAGTGGTACGAGTCGACTCTAATAAATATTTTGAAAAATTAGGCTACACCTCACACCACCCTAGAGGCAGCTTCGCTCTAAAAACTAGACAGGCAGGAGTAGTTACTCGACTCTTAGATGTTGAATGGAATGTCGGGAAGTCAGGTGCTGTTTCACCAGTAGCAATACTGGAGCCCTGTGTAATCGGTGAGGCGACAGTTAGTAGGGCAACCCTACATAACATGGCGTATATTGATGCATTGGAACTAGAGATTGGTTGTGATGTAGAAGTAATACGAAGTGGAGAAATAATACCTAGAATAGTAAAAAGAATATGACAGTGGATGATTACAGAAAACTTGGCAATCCTAGAAGGAACGGCTTAGGTTTCATATGGATTATGGATGGAGAGGAAAGATATAATTTCTATCATCCAGAGCTACTGCCTATTGGAGTACAACAGTATCACAATCATAGATACAGTTTTATTTCTAAGATTCTTAAAGGTAAGTTCTGCAACAGAAAAGCAGAGTTAGTTGAGGGCAATAAAGAGCTTTGGGCTATTGACTGCGTTGGAGACAAGAGTAAACTAAAAGGTGGAGAGTCTAAAAAACTGGACAACGGCATTGATATATTTGAAGGAGAAGTAGAGTATCTAAATGAGGGCGACAGTTACTATATGCACCAAAATGAATATCACATAGCATGGGCAGAGACCCCTGCTATTACGCATCTAGAACAAATGGGCGAACCTATACAAGGTCTAGGAGTGTATCATAGATATGACTATCATCATTGTCCTATCGCAGATTTTAAATTACCACACCATTTATGTTGGGAGATTATTGAGGAGATTATAAACCATGGCAAATAAAAAAGAAATAATCTTTAGTAAAGAAGAACAAAAAAATAGTAATAGAATTTATAAGAGTGCCACACCAAAACAGACAACTGATTGGTATATCAAGTGGGCAGCCTCTGGAGTACTACTTACAGCTATGGTTATTAGGTCGGCAGGAGTATCAAATCTTGCTGATACAATATTATCTTTTATTGGGTGTTTAGGTTGGTTATTTGTAGCGTTTATCTGGAAGGATAGAGCATTAATACTTTTAAACGGCATAGCTTGTTTCATATTATTAACAGGAATATTCACTAAAGTATTGTCATGAACCCCATACTAATCAATATAGATGTATGTGGTATCTGTAACGAATCGTGTAATTATTGCCCGAGGTCATCTTCATATCCAAACAAAAAAGAATATATGAGTGTAGAACTTTTTACTAAGTTCATAAATGATTGTAAGGATTATACTGGGTTCATCTGTTTTACAGGCAGAGGAGAAAACAGTTTAAACCCAAAATTCAAGAAACTTGTGGAAATTTTACATTCGAGTGATAGGAAGTATAAGACTAGAATTTTGACAAATGGATATAAACTAAAAGAAAAGTATGAATGGTTTAACATGTTTGATTCGCTAATCATCAACTCTTATGAGAGTAAACATCAGATGGAAGCAAGAAAAAAACTTATGCCTCGTGCTACCCACAGGTATTGGGATCAAAGTATAGAGCCAGAAGAATGGGGTGAAACACCTATTCAAGTTCAAAATAGAACTGAACTATACGAAAGAATCGCAACAGATAGAAGTGAAATTAACACACCTTGCATATTACCAGCAAGTAAAGGGTGGATACATCATGACGGAAGTATACAGTTATGTTGTAATGATTGGACAGACACAAATGTATATGGCAACATTGCACATGATAACTTCTTTGATGTATGGAATAATAATGAAGAACTTATAAAGATAAGAACAGAGCTGTTATATGGCAATAGAAGTGCTAATCCTATATGCACAAATTGTAATAGGAAAGTAACAGATAGAGAGGAGAAAAGAATTGGAAGGCTTAGACAAGTCTATAAATAGTATAGTAAATGTAAGTGGTGGGGCTGAGTGCTTTGCTGCTTTGTGGTGGGCAAAAGAAAATGGATTGAAACCAGTAGGATTACATCTATATAATAATCCACACAACCACCCAGCAAAAGATGCACAATTACACTATGCTCAGAAACAATGTGATTTTTTCAAGATTCCGTTAGTAGTAGATAGAAATGAGTTACCACAACAAGTAACTCTAGCATTAGCTGTCAATCAACATATGTCAGCAGCTGCAACTTTATTACTTGGAAACCCAGACAATGATTGGAGATACTTAGTATGGGGAGCAAATGCAGAAGATTCTTTTGCACAAAGGCTACAATTAAGGTTTCCTATAAGAGCTTACTTGGCTCAAAGGTCATATCAATTAGACCTACATGGAGTATCAGCACAAGAAGTAATGTATGCTCCTATAAATATATTCCCATTTGAAACACTATATAAATCAGAAGTAGTTTCAATGATAGCAAAGAACTTATGGGACTTTGCAAAACACAACATCTGGTACTGTTACCCTCCTGATAGAAAAACAGACCTAGTTAAAAAGATAAAGAAGAAAGATGATGGAGGTTACATTCCATGTGGAGAATGTATAAAATGTATTGAGTGGAAACACGCAGTACAAGTAGCAAATAAATCAGTTTACAAACAACAAGAAGGAACATTTAAAAAGAAAAAACCAAACCAACAATGGATAGACGAATAGGATTTACATGTGGAGCATTTGATTTGCTTCATGCAGGACATATCGTTATGCTAAAAGAGGCAAAAGCACATTGTGACCACTTAATAGTAGGATTACAAACAGACCCTAGCATAGACAGACAAGACAAAAATCAGCCTATTCAGTCAGTATTTGAAAGATATGTCCAACTAAACGCAGTAAAGTATGTAGATGAAATCATACCTTACGATACAGAACAAAGCCTTCTAGATTTACTAGAGGCAACTCCAATACATATAAGATTTGTTGGAGAAGATTGGAGTGAAAAACATTTCACAGGCAAAGGATTACACGAAATATTCTATACGAGTAGAGCGCACTCCTTTTCAACAACACAACTAAGGAACAGAATAAGTGATAGATGAGTTAAAATCTTGGGGAGTTAAACCTGAGTATAGTGGATTAGGATTTATATTCCTGCACGAATCTAACAAGCAAGTTAGATGGAACTTCTATTGCCCTGACCTTACACCTGTTGAAGTAAATGATTTTCATACCCATAGAATTAGATTTGAGTCCCAAGTAATAAGAGGGCGACTAGTCAACGAAGTATGTAAGTGGGAGAGGTCAAAAGATAGCCTACTACAGATAGTAGAAACCAACTGCATACATCCACATTTCAGAAGAAATGTAATAGAAGAAAGTATTCATATACGACCAGACGGTACATACTCACTCCCAGCGGGTGCATGGTATATCAGCGAAGCAGATACCTTTCACAGAGTGAAGTGTCCCGAACAAACCATAACAAGATTACACATATTTGACAAGGAAACTAGAAACAACTTGACAATAAGAAGAAAAGATAAAACGTTTCGTTGTCCTTTACAGGACTTCAAAAAGTCTGAGAAAGAATGTTGGGAAATAATTAGGACATTCTTTTAATGGCTGGGGGAATATATAACGAAACATATTTTAAGAACTACCCTGAAGAAAAAGAAAGGGAAGGAATACTGTATGGTATTGTATTGGTAAATATGAAAACATGGGAACGAGAAACTATAAAAGTAGGCATCGCAAAAGGAAGAACCTTCAAAGACGCAGTACGAAGAGGGCGTGGATTTACAAACTACGACATTCGGATTCAGAGACTGTGGCAGGGGAATCTATACGATTGTTGGAGATTCGAGCAAAAACTACACAACCAGTTTCAGAAAGATAGACATAAAACGGAGCATAAATTTGGCGGACATACGGAGTGTTTCTCAATGGACAGCAAAATCTTGGAGGTATTTCCGAAGAAGAATGAGATATTTAGGGATTAGCGAGGGCTTTCACAATGCAGCATACGCTGTAGTGGAAGAAGATAAGGTTATCTACGCAACAGAAGTAGAGAGAATAACTCGTGTAAAAAATGATAAAACAATACCAGATTTTCATTTCAACACATTACAGAGTAAATTTAATTATGATGAAACAATTTTTTATGAACATACTGATATCAAGAATGCGAGACGAGACATGTACAGAATGGCAAAAACAACGCCGTGCAGACCGTATACTCACAGAAATATATTTCACCATGAAAGCCATGCTGCCGGTGCTTATTTTTCTGCTCCTTTCACTCCTGACAGCACGGTTGTAATCGATGCTATTGGAGAGTTTGATACAGCAACAATATGGGTAGAGGGTAAGAAAGTATGGTCAAAGCAATACCCATGGTCACTAGGATTATTCTATAGTGCAATCACGAAACGAATAGGACTAAAACCAAACGAAGATGAGTATATTACTATGGGCATGGCTGCCTTTGGGGATATATCTATAGATATGCAGGAAGAAATACACCAAAATAATCACAAAGGTTTTAAGAGACGTAAGTGGTTTTGGCACACTCCTGAAGATATAGCTGCGTCAGCACAAGCTCATCTAGAAACAGAGCTACTAGACATCTTTGCAAAAGCAAGGAAGTATGGACCAAATGTAGCGTATGCTGGTGGGGTTGCGTTAAACTGTGTGGCAAACAGTAAGATAAGACCTATGTTTGACAATATGTGGATATTTCCAAACCCAGGCGATGCAGGTAGTGCGTTAGGTTGCGTACTTGCAAAAACTAAACAGAAAATAAAATTCGAAGACACTTTCCTAGGACATGATATAACAAGAAGTATCAATCCTAAGTTAGTAGTCGATACACTACTTAAAAGAAAAGTAGTAGGAGTAGCAAATGGAAAAGCAGAATTTGGGCCTCGTGCCCTCGGGAATCGCAGTTTGCTTGGTGATGTTCGTTATGATATTAAAGACACAGTCAATAATATTAAGCGAAGACAAAAGTTTCGTCCTTTTGCTCCCGCAATCCTCGAGGAGTATTATGAAAAATATTTTGAAGGATACGGAAACGAATACATGCAATTCGTTGCAAAAGCGAAACACGACTACAGTTCTGTCACACACATTGATGGAACCTCAAGAGTCCAGGTGGTCAAGCCTAGCTCTAAGTCAGCACTGCGACCTATACTAGAAGAATATTACGAGAGAACAGGAGTACCTATGTTGCTCAATACAAGTTTGAATATTAAAGGCGAACCTATGGTTAATACTGTGGAAGACGCTGATAGATTTCAAAGCAACTACGGAGTGAGAGTATTTTGATTTACTGGAACGGATGTAGTTTTGTTAGAGGCATGGAGATACGCAACCGTCCTCGTGATATCTTTGCTAACATTGTTAGTGAAGAATTTGGTCAACCTTGGTGGGATAATGCTAAAGTTGGTGGAAGTAATGACAGAATATGGAGAACAACCATGGATGACATGATACGGAAACCAGCAAAGCTAGCCATCATCTGTTGGTCAGGAATAAATAGATTTGAGTATCTTGACGACCACAACACATGGAGAAGTGCAGTTTGGGTAAAGTATAAGTTTGATAAGAAAAATTTAAAAATTAGTGAACAATCAGAAACACACTTTCACCCACGCATGACATTGAAACAGTGGAAAGCTATACAGGGTTGGGCTATACACGTTCGTTCTATGAGATACAATATTATAAATACATTTAATCATATGATAAGTATAAAGTATTTTTTAGAATCAAAGAACATACCATATCTATTTTACAATTTGTCTGATGGACAAATACAACCCACACTAAAAATATTAGACGAGCAAAGAATGGAAGGCGCTAATAACTTGTGGGAGGTAGGACACATGAAGTTAAATGACTATCTAGATGAACTACCTCACTTGCAAGAAGAAGCTTTCTATGACATGTGTAAAAGAGAACAAGTGCCATTCGGACCGAAAGACCATCCATTAGAGGAAGGTCACAAGTTGATGGCAGAGAGAATTATTGGAGATATATATGATAAAAAACTGGATAAAGTCTTTAGTTAAGAAATGGAAAGCTTTGTGCTGGCAGTGGGAGAACCGCAACATGGTTGAGGACACTCACATTTATGAAGGCGAGGACAATTAAATTTTGTCCCAAAAAATCGTATCTAGCACTCAAAAAATAGTTCTTGACAGCAGCTCAAAAATCGTCTATAATATATCTATATTTTGGAGAGAGAAGCTAAGTGAAACAGATTATACCACCGACTAACTGTCCTTGTTGCGCTAGTATATTAGTATACCGCAATGACCAGTTATTTTGTGAGGACATTACTTGTCCAGCACAGTGGGATAAAAAAGTAGAACACTTTGCTTCGACTCTTAAGATAAAAGGACTCGGACCTGCAACTCTTAACAAGTTGCAAATCGAAGACTATGCAGAACTTTACGAACTAACAGTATCTGAAATAAGAGAAAGATTAGGAAGTACAAAGTTAGCTGAGAAACTCTTTGTCGAGATTGAGAAATCAAAACAAAGTAAGTTGGTTGATATTATACCAGCTTTCAGCATACCCCTTATTGGTCGGTCGGCTTCTCAAAAATTATGCGATAGAATATCACACATCGAAGATATTAGCGAGAAAAGTTGTACTGAAGCAGGTATCGGACCAAAAGCATCGGCTAACTTAATTCAGTGGTTAGAAACTGAATTCTACCCTAATCAATACTTGACAACACTACCTTTCAAATGGAATAATAAAGTAATTAGAAAAAAAGAGGTCATAGGAGTTGTTTGCATATCAGGTAAGTTAAAGTCATATTCGACTAAGGCACACGCCACTAAAGTTCTAAATGAATATGGTTTTACAGTAAAGAGTTCGTTGACAAAGGACTGCACTCATCTTATAAATGAGAGTGGAATCGAGTCAGCAAAAACAACGACAGCTCGTGACCGAGGTGTTATAATAATAAGTAATATTAAACATTTGATAGAGGAAAATAAAAATGGCATTACCTAAATGGACAGACGAAAGAACTCAACAATTAGTTGATTTCGTTGGAAGTGAGTCACCTATCTCACAAAACACAGTTGCTAACGCAGCTGATGAGTTAGAAACATCTGTAAGAAGTGTTTCTTCTAAACTCAGAAAAATGGGTTTCGAGGTTGAACTAGCTTCAGCTTCAGCTTCTAAATCATTCTCAGATGAGCAAGAAGCTACATTAAGCACATTCGTGCAAGACAATTCTGGCGTATACACATATGCTGAAATTGCTGGAAACTTTGAAGGCGGACACTTTAGTGCGAAGTCAATTCAAGGAAAAATCCTTTCTATGCAGTTAACAGAACATGTTAAACCTGCACCTAAAGTTGAGACTGTTAAGTCTTACAACGAACAGGAAGAAGGACAGTTCGTATCATTAGTTAATGATGGTGCGTTCATTGAGGATATCGCAGAAGCTTTAGGCAGAAGTGTTAACTCAATCAGAGGAAAAGCTTTATCACTCTTAAGAGCTGGTGAAATCAATGCTATTCCTAAGCAGAAAGAAACTAAAGGTTCAAGCAAAGCTGACCCTTTAGCAGGTGTCGACATTGACGGCATGACTGTTGAAGAAATTGCTGATGAAATCGGCAAAACAGTAAGAGGCGTGAAAACAATGCTTACTAGAAGAGGCTTACAATGCTCAGACTATAACGGAGCTGCTAAAAAAGAAATAGGCTAATACCTATTCATCATCGGGCGAGCTTCCCTTATGGGTTGCCTCGCCTTTTTTATAATTTAATATTTGTTTTGGGAGAGACAATTGACCTTAGAGAGTGCATTACTCAAGCAAATACTTGCGAACGGAGACTTTCAGACTTGGAATGGACTGAAAGAACACTACTTCCCTGAAGGTGAGTACCGAAAACTGTGGAAGATAGTAGATAAGCACGTACACAAGTATCATGACTTGCCTACATTTGAAGATTTAAAACTAGAGGTTCGTTCAAGAGAACTTCAGGAAAAGATATATGCTATTGAAACAGTAGAAACAGATGTTCCCTCAGAATTACTATTAGATTATCTAAAAAACCAATTTACACAAAGTGAGATTCTTACGAGAATCGAATCTTTTGTAGAAAACCAAATAGCTATCGGCGATGCTCGTGAGAACATTGACTTGTTGCAAGAGATTGTAGTGCAAGTAGAAGATAGGGTAGAGACCAACGACGAAAACGAAAGTATGGATTCTATCGAGCTATTTGATAGTGAGGAAGATTACGCTAAGTATCTACCTCTGGGTCTTAATCACGAATATGATTTTGACTATAAATTCTCTCCCAAAGACCTGGTCGTTGTTGGCGGAAGTCGTGGTGGAGGTAAATCATTTACTTGTTGTAATGTTGCAGTATCGGCTGCCGAAAAAGGTAAGTCGTCTTTGTACTTTACAATCGAAATGGAACCAAGACAGATTCTTCAAAGAGTCTGTGCTATGGCATGTAATATTCCTATCAAACGAATCAATACTAAAAATCTATCTCCTATGGAGTGGCATAAAGTAGCTGATTGGTGGGCAGGAAGATTCGAGAATGGAGATGAAGCTAGGAAAGAGTTCAACGAACACGAAGATTTTGATAAGTTCCATTATCAACTGACTCGTAATCCTTTGCGCACAGATGTTCCTCAAATAGACATCTACTATGACCCAAGTCTTACGCTAGCTAAAATTATTAGCGTAGTAAGACAAAAGGTTGCGTCTACTCCAGACCTTGGCATAGTTATTGTGGATTACCTTAACCAAGTCAGACGCCACAACGCTCCCAGTCGTGGCGGTCAATACGAATGGACTGAACAAATAGAGATATCCAAAGGGTTAAAAGCATTAGCCCAAGAGAACAATGTCCTTGTTCTCTCAGCATTTCAAACAAACGAAAAAGGAGAAGCACGATTCGCCAAGGGTATCCTTGACGCAGTTGATGCTGCCTATAGTATTCAGCATTGGGGCGATACAGAACCAGCAATTAAGTTGAAATGTGATAAGATGAGAAATGGAAAAGTAGAAGGATTTGTTTCTTCTATGAACTGGGACAGCTTACGTATTGGACCTCATACAGAGATAGACCCAGACGAGAAAGCTGAGATGAAAGAAGCAATGAGTACAGGAGAAAGTGCATATGACCTTTAAAGATAAAATACAGAAAAGACTAGATGTATTACAATTTATGATGGAAAATAATATACACTTATCAGACCCCAACGGGTGCATGGAGTATACACTAACTATCAGCAAATTTTGGTCAGTTCTCTCAGAAGAAGATAGAGATTATATCCAAGGATGTCAGTCTTCAATCGAAGAAGGGTGGGAGTGGAAATGATTTTATACACAGAAGAACAATTAAAAATAGCTTATCAAAAATACTTAGGAAGATTAATGCATGCAAATGTACAAGGCGTAGAAGTGCCTTTTCCTACACTAGAAGATTTTAGAATGATTTACGAGGACGAGTGGACACAGAGATATAAGGAAATGAACAATGAATAAAGTTTTAATATTATGTCCTGGTAGAACAGGTAGTAGTAGACTACAATCTGCTATATGTAAAGCGCATAATTTAGACTGGCTTTCTGAACCTTTTAACTGGGAACGCAGAGATATAAATGCACAGAAAGATGGATTCAGTTTCATAGATAGAGTTAAGTACTGGAAAAATATACCTAATAAAATATGTGTAAAACAACTAAGTCATTATACTCAGTTTCCAAACGGATTCCCTACTGATAAAATGGGACAAGACCCTGTGAAATTTTATGAAAACATATATTTAAAGCAAGGTGGTTATGAGAAAAAGTTAAATTTCTATATGGAATATATGCGTGAATTTGATAGAACAATACTGCTATCAAGACGAGACTTTGGAGATTGTTTTAAAAGTCATCTACTAGGGGCATATTACAGAGCCAATGAAGGTAAGTATGAGTGGAGCTATAGTTCACACTATGAAAATAAAGATGTAATATATGATGATAGTGCAAGTTTTCTTTTAAATTTATGTATAGATTCTTTTAGATTAGTAGAAGAAATGTCTAGAAAAACAGGAATATCTATACTGTATTACGAAGATTTATATACAGACAAAGAAATTTTTATAAAAACAAACAAAGAATTTGATTTAGGATTAGAGGATTATTACGAAGAAATGTTTAATCCTAAGTTTAGATTAAGATGGCCAAAGGAGACGTCATGGCGTACGACAGAGTAAGTAGAGAAACAGCAGAATTAGTACCCCTTCCTCCGCATACTTGGTATGTGAGAACAGTTGGGTGGTTACTAGAGCAAGAAAAAGTAAAAGAGAACATAAAGAATGTTCCAATAAATGAAAAGTTAAGGGAAAGTTTGGCAAAAGACGGAGTAAAATCTCCCATACTCTGTATGCCAAACTGGTACCCCATAGCAGGGAGTCAGAGGATGAGATGTCTTCAGGAACTCCCTGCCCTACATGGGCAAGAGATAAGAGTATGTCGATTCGATAAAGAATGGTGGTTAGTATTCTATCTATGGGGTCAGACGAAAGAAAGAGACAGAATTGTAGCAATCTATTTCCAAATGCTAGAATTAGTGTGGAAGTCAATGTACTATGAGGAGAATGGTACAGATTCTATGGGAACAGACTACAAAATATTTGAAAAAATTGGCGATGAGCTAGAGGGATGGAAACACAAACAATGAGATATGTAATTACAGGAGGCGGAGGCTTTATAGGCTCACACTTAGCAGAAAAACTAAGAAAAGAAGTTAATGATGAAATAGTAGTAATTGATAAGATATCAAATCATGGCAATACTAATAATCTAAATACGAGTGAGTATACATACTACCTAGCTGACATAGCTGATTCAGAAATAATGATGAAAGCATTACAAAAAGATGATATAGTATTCCATCTTGCAGCACAGCCGCATGTAGACTTATCTTATGTTAGTCCTATGGAAACTACTATTAGTAACGTACTAGGAACACATAGTGTACTAAACTCATGCCAACAGAATGAAGTTAAAAGTCTAACAGTAATGAGTACAGATGAAGTATATGGGTCTACTAATGTTATAGATAGTAATACTAAACTTGACCCAACTAACCCATATAGTGCAACCAAAGCGGCTGCAGATATGATGGTTAATAGTTATAAACACATGTACCCTGATATGAAGATTAATACTCTTAGGTCAAATAATATTATCGGACCTAGACAGTTTATAAGAAATATAATACCTAGATTCTCACTCCAAGCCCTAACGGGTAGGAATATAACCTTGCACGGTAAGGGAGAAGCTAGAAGAAGATACTTGTGGGTAGAGGACGCCGCAGATGCTTTGTGGAGAATATCTAAAAGTGACTACAATCATAAGATATATAATATTGGACATCCCGAAATTTACTCTAATTTAGATGTAGCAAAAATTATATGTGACCATTTGAACGTTGGTTACGATATCATTCAAACAACTGATGATAGAATTTTCAATGATACAATATATCCGTATAACCCAACAGATATTTTTAATGATTTAGGATGGTCACATACAATCAATCCTTCCGTGTCAATACCTCGAACAATCGACTGGTACAAAGAGAACATTCGATATTTTGAAAAATTCTTTGATATACTATGAGTGAGTATGAAAAATTGAATGGAGGCATGCGATTTGCACCAGACCCACAATGGATAAAAAATAGTTTCAATCATCACTGGATGGGATTATGTCATCTAATATCTTGCTTAAATATTCAACACGGCAAGATGATAGAGATAGGTTCTTATGCAGGAGAAAGCACAGCGATGTTTGCTTCTAGTGGTAAATTTATAAGTATAGATACGATAGACCCTTATTATTGGTCTGGTAGTCATGAAGTAGAGATGGAATATAAAGTTAATACTAGACACTGGGATTATATAAAACAACACAAATATTACAGTCAAGACATACATGGCAAATTTAATAATGATAAGTATGATTTTGTATACATTGATGGAGACCACAGCGGTGAGAATGTAGCTAGAGACATAGCACAATACTTTCCGAAAGTCAAAAAAGGTGGCTATATAGGTGGACACGATTATTCAAAGAATCACTGGCCAGATGTTGTAGACGCAGTAAACAAGGTGTTTCCAGTCGTTGATACATTTGCAGACACAAGTTGGTTATGCCAAAAATAGTTCTTGACAAATCCTTAAAATTTTGATATAATATATTTAATTATGATAGCAGAAGACTTATTAAGAGAGAAGAAAATTGATTATCGCATAAGCGGACAGGATGCCGTAGTGTCCTGCCTTAACCCAGAGCATGATGACAGTAATCCGTCTATGCGTATAGATAGGGTAACTGGCGTGTTCAATTGTTTCTCATGCGGTTACAAAGGTAATCTGTTTACATACTTTGGTGCACCTGCTTCTCCACTAGAAGTTCGTATGCACAGAATTAAAGAATCAATCAACAAAGTCAGGTCAGCAACTGTCGGTATCCAACTCCCAAAGGATAGACTATCGTGGAAAGGTGGTGGAATCAGAAATATATCTGAGGAGACTCTAGCTAAATGGGACGCGTTCACATGGAACGTTCCTAAGTTTGAGAATCGAATCATCTTTCCGATACGAGATATCACAGGCAAGACGGTGGCTTTAATAGGAAGAAGCTTAGATGACTTCAGTCCTAACAAATATTACATTTACCCTAATGGAGTAGAAATGCCTTTCTGCCCAGCTAAGGTAAAACCAATGCAAAACAGAGTTATCCTTGTAGAAGGAATCTTTGATGCACTTAACCTATGGGATAAAGGGCTCAAGAATACTGTATGTTGTTTTGGTACACAGCAAGTAAACTGGGTTAAGCTTAGTTTATTAAAACTCCAAGGGATAACTGGTATAGATATCATGTTTGATGGAGATGAAGCAGGAAGGCAAGCTGGTGAGAAAGCCAAAGACCTTGCAGAAAAACTAGAGATGTCTGCAAGAGTAGTAAAACTAAGAGATAACATAGACCCTGGCAACTTAACAAGACCAGAGATAGAAAGATTAAAGGAAAAATTATATGGCTAAAGTAGCACTAATAGAAACAACAATGTCCAGCACGAACTGGGATAAGTACTTTGAGTTTGAATATGACAGGTTTGCCCTGTGTTCAGATAGTTCAAAGAAGAAAATTTTGAAAAGAGATGTTGATATCGAAATCGATATCGATGCGTACGAATGGCTTATTGTTGTAGGTTCAGAGCCTTTCAAAATGTTTACAAAAAAGACATCAATAACTGAGTACAATGGAAAAGTTGTTGATTCTAAGTTTTTAGCAATAATCAATCCTGCAATGATAAAGTTCCGACCAGAAGCAAAGAAGTCGTTCGAGGAAGCTGTCGAGAGCATTACGGGTTATGTAAGCGGAGAACTACAACAAATGACCATACCAAAAGACAGATGTTATGGCATACAAGACACAGAAGAATTAAACGCTTGGTTAAAGAAAGCACTAGATGCACCAGGCGATTTTATTGCACTTGACTCAGAGACTTCAGCACTATATTGTCGTGATGGCTATATGCTAGGATTCTCTATGTCATATGAACCTGAGCATGGTATCTATGGAGACTGTGATTGCATGGATGAAGAATCAGAAAGACTCATGCAAGAAATATTCAACAAGAAAAGAGTCGTCTTTCATAATGCAAAGTTTGATTTACAATGGTTTGAGTATCATTTCAACTTCGAGTTTCCACATTTTGAAGACACTATGCTTATGCACTATATGTTTGATGAAAGACCAGG